ATGGCGCGGCAGACCGAGACGGGATCGCAAGCAGCATCGGGAACGGAGCGCACCCGATCGATTGGGGCCGGGGTGCAGCGCGCGTTCCTGGATCACCTGGCGGCGACCGGCAGCGTCGAGGCCGCCGCCGAGGCGGTCGCCATCGCGCCGCTGCAAGCCTATGCCGCGTGCCGCAGAGACGCGGGGTTCGCCGAGGGCTGGCGCGCCGCGCTCCGCGTCGGATACGACCGGCTGGAAGCGATGCTGATCGAGCGGACGGCGGCGGTGCTGACCGGCGCGTCGAGCGATCCGCTGGAGACGCCGGACGTGCTGTTCGCGCTGCGGCTGATCGAGCGGCAGCGCGAGGCCGAGGCTCCGGCGGTCAAGCGCGCCCGGGCCGGGGCGGGCGCGGCGGACAAGACGGATGCGGCGATCCTCAAGCGGCTGGCGATGCTGAGCAAGCGCCATGCGGCCGAGGAAGCGCGGGCGCGCCGAACCCAGGAGGGGGACGATGCGTGAGCCCGGCGGAGGAACGCGAGGCCGCGATGCAGGCGCTGGCCCGCGCCGATCCGGCCCTGCAGGCGGCGACCCTGGCGATCCTGTCGCCGGAGCAGCGGCGTGAGCTGCTGCATCGGTGGGAACGCTGGGCGCATCCCGGCCAGCTGCCGACCGCGGAGGGATGGCGAATCTGGCTGATCCTGGCGGGCCGCGGCTTTGGCAAGACGCGGGCGGCGTCGGAGTGGGTGTCCGAATTCGCGCGCAGCCACCCCAAGGCACGGATCGCGCTGGTGGGGGCGACGCTGGACGACGTGCACCGGGTGATGGTGGGCGGCGAGGGCGGGTTGCAGGCGAGCGCGCACGACGACGAGCCGACGCTGTGGAAGGGGGGCGTGCTGCACTTCGCATCGGGCGCCAAGGCCTTTGCCTATTCGGCGGAGGCGCCCGAGAAGCTGCGCGGGCCCGAACACCACGCCGGCTGGTGCGACGAGATCGCGAAGTGGCGCCTGGGCGATGCGGCCTGGGACAATCTGATGATGGGCATGCGGTTGGGCGCGCATCCGCAGCTGGTGGTGACCACCACGCCCAAGCCGGGCGCGCTGCTGCGGCGGGTACGCACGCTGCCGGGCGTGCACGAGACGCACGGCCGGACCGTGGACAACCCGCACCTGCCGGCGAGCTTCGTCGAGGCGATGGCGGCGCAGTACGCGGGCACGCGGCTGGGGCGGCAGGAGTTGGACGGGGAGTTGCTGGAGGATGTGCAGGGTGCGCTGTGGACGCGGGGGCTGATCGAGCGGTGCCGGGTCGCGACCACGCCCGAGCTGGTGCGGGTGGTGGTGGGCGTCGATCCGCCCGCGAGTGCGCAAGGGGACGCGTGCGGGATCGTGGCGGCCGGGCTGGGCCAGGACGGGCGCGGCTATGTGCTGGAGGATGCGAGCGCCTCCGGACTGACGCCCGACGGCTGGGCACGGGCGGTGGCGGCCTGTGCGGCGCGCCACGATGCGGATCGGGTGGTGGCCGAGGCGAACCAGGGCGGCGCGATGGTGGAGACGGTGCTGCGCACGGCCGAGTCGGCATTGCCGGTGCGGCTGGTGCATGCGTCGCGCGGGAAGTCGGCACGGGCGGAGCCGATCGCCGCCCTCTATGAACGCGGCCGCATCGCGCATGCCGGCAGCTTTCCGGCACTGGAGGACGAGCTGTGCGGGTTGGTGGCGGGCGGCGGCTACGAGGGTCCCGGCCGCTCCCCCGACCGTGCTGACGCGCTGGTGTGGGCGATGGACGAGCTGATGCTCGGCCGCCGCGGGCCCGCGTCGGTACGGGGGCTGTGAGCCTGGATCAGGTGAAGAGCGACAGGGACAGAAGCACGAAAGCGGCGGCGCAGACGCTGCCGCCGATGGTGAGATGGCGGGTGGCGGAGCGGGCATAGGGCTCACCGCCGGCGGGGCGGACCTGTTGGCGGCGGATGCGCCAACCGGCCCAGACGAACATGCCGCCCAGCCAGAACAGCATCAGCGATGCGGGGAACAGGGCGAAGTGTGCGCTTTGCGGCATTCGACTCTCCTTGGCGGAGGAAGCTATCATGAAATGGTTCGGCAGGAAGAGCCTGGGTGCGCACGGCACGGCGGGCGAGGGACGGCGGCCGGCGCTGTCGCCGGGCGGATCGATCGCGGCGCTGGGCAGCTGGCCGACGAGCTACGAGGCGCAGGTGCGCGCGGGCTATCTGGAGAATGCGATCGCGCAGCGCGCGGTGCGGATGGTGGCGGAGGGCGTGGCGGCCGCCCCGGTGACGGGCGCGGACCCGGAGATGGTGCGGCTGGTGTGCCGGCGCTCGGCGGGCCAGGTGCTGGTGGAGACGATCGCGGCGCAGCTGCTGCTGCACGGCAATGCGTTCGTGCAGCTGCTGGACGATGGGCGTGGCGGGGTGGGCGAACTCTACGCGCTTCGGCCCGAGCGGGTGACGGTGGAGCCGGACGCCAATGGCTGGCCGGTGGCGTTCCGGTACCGGGTGGGGGCGGAGGTGCAGCGGCTGGCGGCGGAGGATCCCCGGGGGCGGGCGGCGGTGGTGCACATCAAGGCGTTCCATCCGCTCGACGATCATTATGGGTTGGGGTGCCTGGGGGCGGCGGCGGGAGCGATCGCGGTCCACAATGCGGCGGCGCGCTGGAACAAGGCGCTGCTCGACAATGCGGCGCGGCCCTCGGGCGCGCTGGTCTATGACCCCGGCGACGGCGGCGTGCTGTCGCGCGACCAGTTCGACCGGTTGCGCGCCGAGATGGAGGCGGGCTTCGCGGGCGCCGCCAACGCCGGGCGGCCGATGCTGCTGGAGGGCGGGCTCAAGTGGCAGGCGATGAGCCTGACGCCCGCCGACATGGATTTCAACGGGCTGAAGGCACAGGCGGCGCGGGAGATCGCGCTGGCGTTCGGGGTGCCGCCGATGCTGCTGGGGCTGCCGGGCGACAACACCTACGCCAATTATCGCGAGGCCAATCGTGCGCTGTGGCGGCTGTCGATCCTGCCGCTCGCCGAGCGGATCCTGGCGGAGCTGAGCCAGGGGCTCGGCGGGCATTTCGCGGATCCGGCGCTGTCGGTGGACCTCGACCGGGTGCCGGCGCTGGCGGAGGACCGCGAGCGGCTGTGGGGCCAAGTGAGCGGGGCGGAGTTCCTGACGCGCGAGGAGAAGCGGGCGATGGTGGGCGTGGGGCCGGTGGTCGGGGCGGGGCTGTAGTTCTTGTGCTCCGGGCTTGCCCTTCCGTTTGCTTCGAGCCTGTCGAGAAGCCGCCACAAACGTTGCGCCACCGCTTCTCGACAAGCTCGAAGCAAACGGAAGGGGTGCGAAGTCCCGCCTGCGCGGGAGCACGGAGGCGGGGTCAGCGCGGGTAAGCTGTTGGCAGGGTGCAGGTGAGGGTGGTGCGCTCGAAGCGGCCGCCGGCGCCTGCGCACTGCTTGCCGCGGACGAAGGGCATCACGAACGCGATCGAGACCAGGGCCGCGAGTGCGGCGAACAGGACGATGCGAAGCCGGCGACGCATGGCCGGGACCTAACAGGCGGAGGCGGCGATGGACAATGCGCAGGTGCTGGCGCAGCTGATGGGCCAGGCGCGGCAGGACGGGGCCGACCTGGCGACGCTGCGCGCGATGGTGGAGGAAGCGGGCGAGGTCGGCGCGACGCGTGCGCTCACCCGGCTGGGGCTGGAGGACGCGGCTGCCCATGGCGACATGAAGGAGCTGCGCGAACTACTGGCCGCCTGGCGCGACGCCAAGCGATCGGCGGCACGGGCGGCGATCGGCTGGGTCGTGCGGATGCTGCTGGCGCTGGTGCTGGTGGGCGTGGCGGTGAAGACCGGTTTCGGCGCGTGGGTGCGATGAGCGTGCGCTTTGCCGGCTATGCCGCGATCTTCGGCGTGCCCGACCGGGGCGGCGACGTAGTGCGTGCGGGCGCCTTTGCCGGCTCCGGACCGGTACCGCTGCTGTGGCAGCACCGGGGAGCGCCGGTAGGGCAGATCGAGCAACTGGCGGAGGACAGCCGGGGCCTGCGCGTCATCGGGCGGGTGGAGCTGCCGGAGCTTGCGAGACTGGTTCGGGACGGTGCGCTGGGCGGGCTGTCGTTCGGATATCGCGTGCAGGCGGCGCGGGCACGGGCGGTGGCGCGAGCTGGAGCGTCTGGACCTGGTCGAGGTGAGCTTGGTCGCGGTGCCGATGCAGCCGCTGGCGCGGGTCCATGCGGTGGCGCCCGGCTGAAGGCGCGCAGCTTTGAAGCGTGGTGCGGGCGTCCCGGTGGGGCGCCCTTCTCTTTTTCGGGAGACGGTGATGATCGAGACCAAGGCAGACGCGCTGGAAGCGAGCTTTGCAGGCGTGGAGGGCGCAGGGGCCCCGGCGGCGCGGCCGATGCTGGCGGGGGCGGCAGCCCGGCCGGGCGGAGCGGCGTTCGAGGGCTTCGTGCGCAGCGGCGCGACCCTGGAGATGAAGGCGTTCACCGGTACGACCGGCGAGAGCGGCGGCTATGCCGTGCCAAGCGAGATCGACCGGCAGATCGAGACGCTGCTCCGGTCGACAAGCCCGATCCGTGCGATCGCGAATGTCGTGAAGGTCGGAAGCGCGGGGTATCGCAAGCTGGTGACGAGCGGCGGCACGCCGTCGGGCTGGGCGTCGGAGACGGCGGCGCGGCCCGAGACGGCGACGCCGACCTTCCATGAGGTGTCGCCGCCGATGGGCGACCTGTACGCCAATCCGGCGGCGAGCCAGGCGATGCTGGACGACGCCGCGTTCGACGTGGAGGAATGGCTGGCGGGCGAGATCGCGGCCGAGTTCGCGGCGGCCGAGGGGCGGGCGTTCGTCGACGGCAGTGGCATCAACCAGCCCAAGGGTTTCCTGCGCGAGCCGGTCTCCACGGCGGGCGATGCGGCGCGGGCGTTCGGCACCCTCCAGTATCTGCCGAGCGGCGAGGCGGGGGATTTCGGCAGCGAGCCGCAGGACCGGCTGATCGACCTGGTGCAGAGCCTGCGCGCGCCCTACCGCCAGGGAGCGGTGTTCGTGATGAACGCGGCGACCTCGACCCGCATCCGCAAGCTCAAGACCGCCGACGGCGCGTTCCTGTGGCAGCCGGGGCTCGTGTCCGGCCAGCCGGACACGCTGCTGGGCTATCCGGTGGTGGAAGCGGAGGAGATGCCGGACATCGCGGCCGGCAGCCTGTCGATCGCGTTCGGCAACTTCCGACTGGGGTACCTCATCGCCGAGCGGCAGGAGACGCAGATTCTGCGCGATCCCTATTCGAACAAGCCGTTCGTGCACTTCTACGCGACCAAGCGCGTGGGCGGGCAGGTGAGCAATTCGGAAGCCATCAAGCTGATGAAGTTCGCCGCGGCCTGAGCGGACACCCTTCCGGCGCGGGGAGAGCCCGCGCCGGACCCCTTTTCCTGCCCAACGACCACGGAGCTGCCCATGGAGACGCCACCCATCCCGGAGGCGGCGATCGCTGCCGCCTGCGCGGCCGCGCTTGCGCACCTGCGCGTGGCGGCGACCCACGAGCAGGCGGTGCTGGAGCAGGCCGCCGCGACCGCCTTTGCCGTGTGCGAGACGTTCACGGGCCATGCGCTGATCGCGCGCGACTGGCAGGCGGTCGTGCCGGCGACGGCATGCTGGACGCCGCTGCCGGTACAGCCGGTGACGGCGATCACCCGGGTCGACGGCCTGCCGGCGGAGGGCAGCGCCTTTCCCCTGCCGGCCGGGAGCTATGCGATCGACCTCACCGCCGATGGCGTCGGTTGGGTGAAGGCGATGCTTCCCGGCAGCGCGGGGCGACTGCGGATCGACTTTCGCGCGGGGCTGGCCGAGGGCTGGGAGACGCTGCCGGCGCCGATTGCGCAAGGCATGGTGCTGCTGATCGCGCATCTGTTCGCAAGCGGCAGCGCGGGCGGGGAGCCGCCGGCCGCGGTGGCGGCGCTGTGGCGGCCGTGGCGGCGGCTGCGGCTGGCGCCGGAGGTGCGGCGATGAGGGCGCGGCTGCTGGCGCGCGGCGAGGCGGCGGGGGCGCAGGCGGTCGCCGCGGCGGTGACGCGGATCGGCGCGGCTGCGCGGGAAGTCGCCGCCGGGCTGCGGGGGATCCGGGTCGAGAGCGACGACCGATCGGTGACGATCGAAGGGCGCGGGCTGTGGCGGCGCCGGATCGAGGATGCGCGGGTGCGCTGGCTGGGGGCGGAGCGATGAGCGCACAGGCGGTGCTGGGCGAGGCGCTGGTGGCGGCGCTGACCGCGCATGCCGGCGTCATGCGGGTGGTGACGGCGGTGTTCGATGCGCCGCCGGTGCGCGCGGCGCGGCCGTATGTGGAGGTGGCGGAGGCGCTGCTGACCGACTGGAGCACCAAGGACATGGCGGGCCGGGAAGGCCGGATCGCGATCGTGCTGCGCGATGCGGGCGAGCGGCCGGTGCGGCTGCGCGCGCTGGCGGGCGAGGTGGATGCGGCCGTCGAGGCACTGCCGCGCGACCTGGGCGAGGGATGGCGGATCGCCAGCCTGGTGCCGGTGCGCAGCCGCATCGTGCGCGAGGGCGAGGGACTGTGGGCCGGCACCAACGAATATCGGGTGCGCATGCTGCGGATGCAGTGACGAGGGAGACGAAGACATGGCGGCGGAAAAGGGAAGCGCGTTCCTGTTGAAGGTGGGCGACGGCCAGGTGCCGCCCGGCTTCACCACGGTGGCGGGGCTGCGTACGACGCAGCTGTCGATCAACGGCGAGGCGGTGGCGATCACGTCCAAGGATTCTGGCGGCTGGCGCGAGCTGCTGTCGGGAGCGGGCGTGCGATCGGTGAGCGTGTCGGGCGCGGGGGTGTTCACCGGATCGGCGGCGGAGGCTCGGCTGAAGGCGAATGCGCTCGCCGGCACGATCGACGACTACCGGCTGAGCTTCGAGACCGGCGAGACGATGACGGGACGGTTCCTGCTGACCCGGCTCGACTATGCGGGCGATTACAACGGCGAGCGCAGCTACACGCTGGCGCTGGAAAGCTCCGGCCCGGTGGTGTCGGCATGAGCGGCGAACCGGCCAATCCGGCGCGCGGCGAGGCGGAGCTGCGGGTGGCGGGCGAGCGGCTGGTGCTGCGGCCGAGCTTTGCCGCGCTGGTCGCGGCGGAGGGCGAGCTGGGGCCGCTGTTCGCGCTGGTCGAGCGGGCGGCGGCGGGGAAGCTGGCGCTCGGCGAACTGGTGGCGCTGTTCTGGCACTGCCTGCGCGAGCGGCCCGAGGCGCTGACCCGCGAAGCGCTGGGCGAGGCGGTGATCGCGGGCGGACTGGCGGCGGCGACGCCGGCGCTGCGCCAGTTGCTGGCGCAGATCCTGGGCGGGCGGTGAGCGAGCGCTTTGCCGAGGCGGCGGTGCGGCTGGCGGGGATTGCGGGGCTGTGGTTCGGCTGGAGTCCCGACGCCTTCTGGCGGGCGACCCCGGCGGAGCTTGCCGCGGTGGCAAAGGCGGCGGGCGGCGACGCGGGCACGGCGCCGCCCGATTCCGGCACGCTCGCGCGGCTGATGGAGGCATTCCCGGATGGATGAGGAAATCGAACGGCTGGTGGTGTCGGTGCGCGCCGACACGGCCGGCTTCGCGCGCGACGTCGCGGCGATGCAGAACAGCCTGGAAGGGCCGTTCGCCAGCGGCGTCGACCGCGCCGGGCGGGCGCTGGAGACGGTGCTCGTGCGGGCGGTGCGCAACGGCTCGATGGGGTTCGAGGACCTGGGGCGGATCGCCAACCAGGTGCTGGGCGAGATCGCCGCGGGCGCGATGCGGAGCGGACTCGACACGCTGCTGGGCGGGGCGGCGAGCGGGGGCGGGCTGCTGGGCTCGTTGCTCGGGCTGGTGTCCGGCGCGCCGGGGCGAGCCACGGGCGGTCCGGTCAGCCCGCAGCGGCCCTATTGGGTGGGCGAGCGCGGGCCGGAGCTGTTCGTGCCCACCAGCAGCGGCAGCATCGCCGCGCCCCAGGCGGGCGGCGGGCGGGACGTGCGGATCGCGATCTCGATCCGGGCGGGATCGGGCGACGCCCCGCGCGCGCTGGCGCAATCGGGCCGGCAGGTCGCGCGTGCGGTGAAGGCCGCGCTGGTGGACCTTGACTGAGCGGGAGGGCTCGATGGGATATTGGCTGGCGCGCGAGCGGACCGTGCAGGTGGAGGATGTGCTCACCCGCTTCGACCCGCGGTTCTGGACGGTGAACTTCCCGCGGCCGATGATGGCCTCGGTCGTGTCGGCGGCGCCCGATGCGCTGCGGGTCGATGCCGTCTTCTACCGCCGGGACGACCTGGCGGGACTGATCTGGGAATCGGAGGACCGGCACGACCACCCGCTGCTCGGCTATGCGACCAAGCGCGACTATCGGCGGTGTCGCCTGCGGTTCCGCTGGCGGTCGGGTGGGGTGCGGCCGCTGGACGCGGTGCATGGGCCCGTGCTGACGATCGAGGGGCGCGACGCTGCGGGCACCCCGCGGGCGTGGTATGTGCGGCTGTGGAACTACGCCTCCGGTACGCCCGAGGACGCGGTGGTGGAGATCGACTTCGCCACTGCGATCGGCGGGTTCGAGCTTCCCACGGACGCGGACCCGGTGTGGGCGGGGGATGTCGACCGCATGTTCGTGTCGCTGGTGGCGCCGGACTATGATGGCGAGGACGCGTTGCTGCCGGGGCCGGCGGAAGGATGGGTCGAGCTTTCGGAGATCGCCTGCGACGGCCCGGACTCGGTGCTGGCGATCGGAGCGCCCGTCCTGCCCGAGCATGGCCTGTCGATCGCGAGCGGCTATGACGACAGCTATCACCTGACGCCAGCCCGGCTGCTGCGCAACGCGCTGCACCTGGGGTATCGCGGCAGCATCGTCCATTATGTCGGGATGAGCCACTATTTCCGGCTCGAGGCGAACGGCGGCGGCCTGTACGCGAGCCTGGCAGGGGGCGTGCTCAACACGCCGTGCGTCGCCTGGCACCGGCATTTCGCCGCGGAGGCGAGGGCGCTCGGCTATGGCGTGATCTGGTCGCTGTCCTACGAGCTGCTCGACCAGCATTGCTGGGGCGATTGGAAGCAGCGCGCGGGGGATGGATCGCCGGCACGGACCGGCTGGGAGCCGCCGTCGGCGCTGCTCTCGCCAGCGCATGGCGGCGCGATGGCCTATCTGCAGCAGGTGGCGCATGCTTTCGTGCAGCTTGCGGTCGCGGCCGGGCTGGCGGTCCGCTTCCAGGTGGGCGAGCCGTGGTGGTGGGTGATGCCGGACGGGCGCCCGTGCCTGTACGACGATGCTGGCCGGGCGCTGCTCGATCCGGTCGAGATCGCGAATGTGCGAGGGTCGCTCGACGATGCGCAGACGGCGACGCTCGACCGGGCCGGTGCGGTGCTGGCGGCATCGACGGCCGCGCTGACGGGCGCGGTAAGGCAGGTGGCGCCGGAGGCGGAGACGCTGTTGCTCGCCTATCTGCCCACCGTGCTCGATGCGGCCGCGCCCGAACTCAAGCGCGCGAATCTGCCGATCGGCTGGGCCTCGCCCGCGTTCGACGTGCTCCAGCTGGAGGATTACGACTGGGCGGCGGTCGGCAATGTCGCGGCGACCGCGCGCGGGATCGCGGCGGCCGAGGCGCGGCTGGGCTATCCGCCTGAGCGCCAGCAGTATTTCGCCGGCTTCGTGCTGCGGCCCGAAGATGCCGGACAGTGGCAGGCGATCGACCGGGCCGCGGAGACTGCGCGGGCGCGCGGCGTGGCGGCGACCTTCCTCTGGGCGCTGCCGCAGGTGATCCGCGACGGCTTTGTGCATTTCGACGAGGGAGAGGATGCGATGCAGGCGTTCGACGACGTGCGCTTCCCGCTGGCGCTGGGGCGAGAGGCCGAGGTGGCGCCGGAGCTGTCGACCGCGATCGTCACCAGCGCGGGCGGCGCCGAGAAGCGGAACGCCGACTGGGCGCAGCCGCGGACCCGCTACGATGTCGGGCCGGGCGTGCGATCCGAGGCGGACATCGCGACACTGCTCGCCTTCTTCCGCGCGCGGTTGGGGCCGGCGCGCGGGTTCCGGCTGACCGACCCCTTCGACAACAGTTCCGGCGTGGATGCCGCGCCCGGGGACCAGCCGATCGGCACCGGGGATGGCATCACCACGCGTTTCCCCCTCCTGAAGCACTATGGCGAGGTGGCGCGGAGGATCACGCGCCCGGTGGCCGGCAGCGTCCGCGTGGCAGTGGACGGGATCGAGACCCACGGCTTCTCGCTCGATTCCGGGGGGATCGTCGCGCTCGACGGCGCCCCGCAGCCCGGGGCGGTGGTGACGGCGGGGTTCCGCTTCGACGTGCCGGTGCGCTTCGCCGAGGACCGGCTGGCGGTGAACCGGGCGACCTTCCTGGCCGGCGCCGCGCCTTCGGTGCCGCTGATCGAGGTGCGCGAGGCATGACCGGCTGGCTCGAGGGTGCCCTCACCACCACCGCGCTGTGCTGGCGGTTGGAGCGCACCGATGGCGTCACGATCGGGCTGACGGCGCATGATCGGGAGCTGATCGTGGAGGGCCTGCGCTATCGCGCCGCGCCCGGGATGACGCCGTCTTCCATCCGGCGCGGCGACCGGATGGATGCGGACGATATGGAGGCGAGCGGCCCCCTCAGCATGGATGCGATCGGCGAGACCGACCTGCTCGCCGGGCGATGGGATGGCGCGCGGATCACCGTGCTCGCGGTCGACTGGACGCGGCCCGCGGAACCGCTGCTGCTGGGCGAGGGGCGGCTGGGAGCCGTCGAGACGGCGGACGGTGCGTTCACCGCCGAGTTGCGTGGCGCCGCGGCCGCGCTGGAGCAGGCCGTGGTGGAGGAAACCTCACCCGGGTGCCGGGCGCACCTGGGTGATCGGCGCTGCCGCGTACCCATGGCCGGCAGGCGGCGGTTCGCGCGCGTGGTCGCATCGGAAGGGCGGCAGCTGACGCTCGACCGGGCGGAGCCGGTCGCCAATGCCTATGGCGCGGGCCGGCTGCGCTGGTTCGGCGGCGCCAACGCCGGACTGGAGTCGGCGGTCGCCGCGTCCGATGGCGCGACCTTGACGCTCGAGCGCGTGCCGCCGCTGCCCGTCGCGGGCGGCGAGCTGCTGGAGCTGGTGGAAGGGTGCGACAAGAGGCTGGAGACCTGTGCCGGGCGCTTCGCCAACGCGATCAACTTCCGCGGCGAACCCTATCTGCCGGGGATCGACCTGCTCACCCGCTATCCCGGTGCATGAGCGGCAATCTGCGGATCGTCGCCGGGGCGCGGCGTGCCGTCGGGAGCCGGTTCCGCCTGCAGGGGCGCGACCCCGCGCTCGGGCTCGACTGCGTCGGCCTGGTGGCCGTGGCGCTGGCAGCGGACGGGCACACGGGGGGCGTCCCTGCTGACTATACGCTTCGCTCGGGCGACATTGCGAAGGCCGAAGCCCTGCTGCGCGCCGCCGGCCTGGTGCCGATCGCGGACGGCGCACCGGTCGACGTGGTGCTGCTCCAGCCGGGTGCGGGCCAGCTGCACCTGGCGATCCTGAGCGAGGACGGCGTGATCCACGCCGACGCGATGCTCCGGCGCGTGGTCGAGCGTCCGGGTGCGCTGCCCTTTCCCGTCGTGGGGACGTGGCGCTGGCAAGAAGGAGAGGGCTGATGGCGACGCTGGTGCTGACGGTGGTTGGCGGAGCGGTGGGCGGGCCGATCGGAGCGGCGCTGGGAGCGACGCTCGGCCGCGCCGTCGACGGCAGCCTGTCGGGAGCGAAGGGGCGGCAAGGCCCGCGGCTTACCGAACTGGCGGTGCAGACCTCATCCTACGCGACCCAGATCCCGCGGGTGTTCGGGACCATGCGGGTGGCCGGATCGGTGATCTGGGCCACCGAACTCGTCGAGACGCGCAGCAGCGACAGCCCGGGCAAAGGGCAGCCGAGCGTCACGCGCTACAGCTATTCGGCGAACTTCGCGGTGCTGTTGTCGGGGCGGCCGATCCAGGGCATCCGGCGGATCTGGGCGGACGGCAAGCTGCTGCGCGGCGCGGCCGGCGACTGGAAGGCGCAGACCGGTTTCCGCCTGCATCGGGGCGACGAGGCGCAGCAGCCGGATCCGCTGATCGCGGCAGTGGAGGGACCCGGCCTGGCCCCTGCACATCGGGGCTGCGCCTATGCGGTGTTCGAGGGGCTGCAGCTCGCCGACTTCGGCAATCGCATTCCGTCGTTGACCTTCGAAGTGGAAGCCGACCTGGCGCCGGTGACCGCGGGCGCCGTGATCCAGGAACTGAGCGACGGCAGCATCGACGCCGGGGAGGGGGCGCTGCCGCTGGTCGGCTATTCGGCACAGGGCGACAGCGTGCGCGCGGCGGTGGAAACGCTGCTGACGCCGGCAGGCTATTGGATCGGCCGAGACGGCGTGCGGGCGGACGCCGGCGGCGCGACCACCATCGGAGACTTGGCCGCCCGCGTGGATGGGGCGGGGCGTGGCCGGGGCGTGCGGACGATTGCGGCCAGCGACAAGGCGCCCGCCGAGGTGACGATCGGCTATTACGAGGCGGCGCGCGACTACCAGACCGGGGTTCAGCGTGCCGTTCGATCCGGTGCAACCGGGCGGGGCGTGCGGATCGAACTGCCGGCCGTGATCGCTCCTGCGCATGCGCGCGGGCTCGCCGAGCGCGCCATCGACGCGCTGGACTTGGCGCGGGAAACGCGGCGGGTGTGCCTCGACTGGAGCCACGCCGGCATCGTCCCGGGGGACCGGGTGCAGATCGAGGGCGAGCCTGTTCAGTGGCGGGTGGCTGGCTGGACGCTCGAACACATGGTGCTGACGCTCGACCTCAAGCGGATCGCGGGCGCAGCGATTCCTGCGCGCGGGGCCTCGGGTGGGCGGGGGACTCTCGCTCCCGATACGTTGCACGGGCCTACGCGCCTGATGGCGTTCGAACTGCCTCCCATCGACGAGCGCACGACGGAGGTGGCGCAGGTCGCAGTGCTCGCTTCGGGAGCGCTTCCGGGCTGGCGTCGCGCGGCCCTGCTGGTGAGCGAGGATGCGGGCCAGAGCTGGGAGGCGGTCGGGGGCACTGCGGCACCCGCCGTTCTGGGGACGGTCGTGGCGGTTCCCGAGGCGGTTCCGGCGACGCTGGAGGATCGCCGCTCGACCCTGGAGGTGGAATTCCCGCACGACGAGATGACGCTGGCCGGGGCCGGTTGCGCGGCGCTCGACCTAGGCGCGAACCTGGCGATGGTGGGCGACGAGCTGCTCCAGTTCGCGGAGGCCGTGCAGGTTGCGCCCGGACGCTGGCGGCTGCGACGACTGTGGCGCGGCCGACGCGGCACCGAGGCGGCGATCGGCAGCCAGAAGGTGGGCGATGGCTTCGCCCTGATCCGCCCGGACGCGCTGCGCACCCTGGAACCGCGACGCAGCGGGGAAGGCGTTCGGCTTCGGTTGCGCGCGGCCGGGATCGGCGATGGCGTCCAGGGCGTACCGGCGGAAGTGACGGTCACTGGCCAGTGGCTCCGTCCGCCGTCGCCCGTGCACTTGATCGTGGGAAAGACCGCCAGCGGCGTGCCGCAGCTCTCGTGGGTTCGACGCAGCAGAGCCGGCTGGCACTGGCCGGACGGGGTGGAAGTGCCGTTGGGCGAGAGTGCCGAAGCCTATGAAGTGCGCGTGCTGCGCATCGACGGCAGCGCGACGACGATCGCTTGTGCGGAGCCCAGGCTGATCCTGCCCACCGAACTCGCAACCGGTGCTCTCCGCATCGAGGTGCGGCAGATCGGCAACCATGGCCTATCCGCCCCCGCCATCCTCTCTCTCTCCTGA